ATCGCCCGGCTGTTGTGATGGCAGCCGGGCGAACCGCTTTTTTATGCCAATGTTATCGATAACAATGGCTTCCCCCGCCGTGGGGGAATCATTGTACTTACATTGCTGGCTGGTTGACATCCCCCCCTAAAATTGCTATAATTCGATCATCGAGGTGAGCTGTTGTCTCAATCCAAACCAATCTACTGGACCAATAATGAATTTGAACAACCGGAAGGCAAAATACACGCAGTCGAAATTAGAGCTGAACTTAGACAAATAAAGACAATGGTTGATGGCTCGGTAAATCTTACTCTTAATTTACCCGAAGATTGTAAGGAGCAAGTAAAAGTCATACTTGATTGGTTGGGATTGGAAGTCAAAGCCGTGATTGCCATATAAAGGGTATCGAAATGGTTGGGCGTGACGATAAGGGGCGTTTCAAAAAGGGAGAATACAGCGGAGGACCAGGACGGCCCAGGCGGGAACGGGAGGTCGAGTACTATCGTATTCTTGAGACTTCCGTTGGGGTCGATGATTGGAAGGATATTGTTGCCAAGGCAGTCAAGCAAGCCAAAAGCGGCGACGCGGTAGCGCGCAAATGGCTATCCGATTACCTGATGGGCCAGCCGATCCAAAAGCACGAACACAGCGGCGAGGATGGCGGGCCAATAACGCTAAATGTGGTCTATGAAAAATGAATATACCATCCACCTGCCACGCCCGCACGAACGACAGGCCGCCTTCATCGACAGCCAGACCAAGCGCAAGGTCATCCGCGCCGGCAGGCGTTCCGGTAAGACAGTCGGGGTCGCTATCTATGCCGTCAAACAATTCCTGGCCGGTAAGCGCATCCTGTACGCTGTGCCCACCACAGAACAGCTCGACCGCTTCTGGAAAGTCGTCACCCGTTCCTTGCAAGAGCCGATTGACGCAAAGGTGTTTTATAAGAATGAGACAGAACACGTGATAGAGCTTCTGGGGACTGAGCAGCGCATCCGCGGTAAGACGGCCTGGAACGCCGATAGTTTGCGCGGTGATTACGCCGACGAGCTTATTTTGGACGAATGGCAGCTCATGGATGAGGACGCTTGGGGAGTGGTTGGCGCGCCGATGCTGCTGGACAATAACGGAAATGGAACCTTTATCTATACTCCCCCGTCCCTGCACAGCCGCAGCGTCACCAAGGCAAAAGACCCGCAGCACGCCGCCAAGCTGTTCAAACGGGCAAGCGAAGATAAGACCGGGCGCTGGGAGGTGTTCCACTTCACAAGCCACGACAACCCACATATCAGCACCGAAGCCCTGGGTGACATTACCAACGATATGACCGCCCTGGCTTACCGGATGGAGATATTAGCAGAGGACGTAAACGAAGCGCCGGGCGCACTCTGGACCCGCAAGACTATCGAGGATGGGCGCCTGCTTAAAGCACCCGACCTGGCGCGGCTGGTAGTGGCAATCGACCCCAGCGCGACCAGCATGGGCGACGAAGCGGGAATTATCACAGCCGGATCACTCGATGAGAACATCTACACTATCGCAGATGACAGCTTACAAGGCAGCCCGCTCGAATGGGCGACGGCAGCCGTTACCGCCTATTACAAGCATAAGGCGGATTGCATCATCGCAGAGGCAAATAACGGCGGTGAAATGGTAAGCCAGACGATAGCCACGGTGGACAAGACCGTCCCCGTCAGGCTGGTACATGCCAGCCGGGGTAAGCAAACCCGGGCCGAGCCAGTCGCGGCGACCTACGAGCAGAGGCGCGGTCACCATGTAGGCAGTTTCCCGGCATTGGAGGACGAAATGTGTTTATGGATCCCCGGCGACCCATCGCCTAACCGGATGGATGCGCTGGTGTGGGCCGGGACCGAGTTATTACAGTCTGGCATTACAACTGTCACGGTGAACCCGTTCTATAACTGAGTGATTGTGTAAACAGAGTTTACCTATGAGCTTACTAACCGACTTCAAGCGCGTCTGGAATAATCTCCTTTACATGGACGAGCGCATGTTCGACAACACGGCCCGCGCCAGGCTGGACCAATACGACCTGTACGACCGCTACTACCAGGGCGATCACCGCAGGCAGTTCAAGGCCAAATTCGGCCAGCCGGACGACAATATGACGCTCAACTTCGCCGGGCTGGTGGTGGAGCGGTCGCTATCGCTGCTACTGGGCGATGGGCTTGAGTTCGACCTGCCGGGCGAGGATGAGAATGACCCTAACCAGGTCTACGTTGACGATATCTGGCGGGCGAACAAGCAGGGCATCTTGCTCCACAAGATGGCGCAGTACGCCAGCGTGTTCGGCACCGGCTACTACAAGATTATCCCGGAGGGCGTCGAAAGCCGCACGGGTGAGAATATCCTGCTGCCGCGTATCGTGGCGCTTCATCCGGGCTGGATGACCATCGAGACGCACCCGGAGGACATCGAGCAGGTGCACCGCTATATCGCCCGCTTCAATTCGGTGGATATGGTCACGAAAGAGGAAACAGCGCGGCGCGAAACGACCGAGATGCAGATGGCGGCGGTCAATGATGACATTGGCAATATCACCGGCTTCGAGGTAACTGGCTGGCTGATCACCAACGAATACGCCAGCCAATCCACGGGCGGCCAGTGGCAGCCGATGGGCGAGCCGCAATTGTGGCCTTACGAGTTCCCACCGATAGGACACTGGCAGAATTTGCCCCAGCCCGGCGACTGCTACGGGCAATCCGACCTGGAAGATATCATCGGTGTCCAGGACGACATCAATTTCATCGGCGGGAACATCGAGCGTATCATCCGCTATCATGGGCACCCGCGCACCTGGGGCCGGTCGGTTGGCAACCAGGGAACGCAGAGCTGGGGGCCGGATGAGATGGTGACGTTTTCCAGCCCGGACGCGAGCTTGCAAAACCTGGAGATGCAGTCCGACCTGGCCAGCTCGCGCGAGTTCTACAGAGACATCAAGCAGGCGCTGTTCGACATCACCCGCACGGTGGACACCGACAGCCTGGCTGATAAACTCGGCAGCCTGACCAACTTCGGCCTGCGCGTGCTGTACGGCGACGCGCTGGCTAAATTGCACACCAAGCAAGAGCTGTTCGGTGAGGCGCTGGTGGAACTTAACCACCGTATGCTCGTGATCGGCGGGGTGGAGCCTTCCGACGGTGGGGATGTCATCTGGGGAGACCCGCTGCCAGCCAACGAGACCGAGGAAGTCGCCGGGCTTGCCTTCGACCTGGACCGTGGACTGCTCAGCAAACAGACGGCGGGCAAGATGCGCGGCTACGACTATGAAGCGGAGCAGGAGCGCATCGCCGGCGAGAAACAGGTGGAGCAGGAGGGCGAGAATAACATCGGCGCGCTGCTGCTGAAGAGTTTCAACAGAGGACAGTAAGGAGAGTGAGAGATGGCAGATAGGGCAATCGAGATCGGCGGGCTTCGCATCAAGGTGTACGACATCGGCGATGGGACGTATGCGCTGAGCTTCGCTGAGCGCGGCGCACCCAACTTCGCCACCGGACAGGGCACGGCCACCACCGACGCGGGTACCATCGTCGCAGCCAGGGCTACCCGGCGGGCGCTGCTGGTAGTCAACGCAAGCGCGGTAGATATGTATTTGGGTGCTGGAACGGCGGTTACTGCGACGACCGGTCTTCTGCTGACCGGCACGGAAGGCGCGGCGGTGAGTATGAAAGTCACCGGAGCAGTCCACGGCATCACCGCGGCCGGGAGCGCAGTATATAGCTACGCTGAAACCTATGACTAGAGAGTGAAAATATGTCTGACCTTTTTTTATTTACCCCAGGTATAAGCGAAACCCGCGTCAATAAGCTGATAGCCGCAGCCAACACCGGTAACACGTCG